CTCAACTTCCTGATGTTCTTGCTGATCGTTTTTTGGCTTTTGCCTTTCTTCAACGGCATCTAGCACTCCCTCTTTTATTAATCTTCTTTTAATTTTTTTTTCTTTTTCTTCTTTCCAAATTTTTTCTTTAATAGAACTAACCATAACTTATCCTTTCATTTCTTTTGCTGCAGCAATATCTCTTTTGGTTTGATCATTTTGATTTGCTATTTCTTCTTGCTGATCAAGTCTTTGCTGATCAAGAAGCACATCATTTCTTTCCTTATCTTGTGCAAATTGTTGTTTAGCATCAAACTGCTCTTGCCTTTGAGCCAACTCCTGACCTTTTAATGCTAACTCTTGCTTTCTTATAGACACAAGAGGATCTTCACTAGGTGGTGGAGTTATTGATTGTGCATATTGCTCACTAACTTCACTTGCTATTTCAGCAGACCTTGAAGCCACTTGATTTTGAAACTGTTGCATAGCATTAGGATCAGACTGCATCATGGCTTGTTGCTCTGGTGTCATGTTTGCAGTTATCTCTTGTTGTGCTTGTATCTCTGACAGCATAGCAATATGCTCAGATATGTGCCCTTGTAATGTCATCACAATTGAAGCATTTGATTGAGCTATCGGTGTAGCTATCATTGCTAAATGTGCAGATATGTGAGCCTGATGATTTTGCTCTGGAAAAGCTTGCAATCTTGCTCCTCTTAATGCCTCTTGATTTTCCTTTGCTGGATTCATGGGCATCGGCTGTGGGGGAGGTTGCAACACAGCCTCTATATTCGTCACCCCTAATGCTTCATACATTTTTCTATAGGCTTGATACATTCCATTTTGCCCATGAATTTCTGGATTACTTTGTGCAAGTTGCAATTGTGTTTGTGCTAATGCAATCCTTTGTGACATAGAAAAAATGTTTGGATCTGACACAGGTAACACATCTATTCTTTGATCAAAATCAGATTGCTTTATCTCTGGTGGAGCACCTGGCACTTGATAAGGATAGATAGGTGCACCCATTGCAAATATTCTTGCAAGTATTTTAAACTCTATTTTTTGTGAATAATGTAATCTTTTATGTATGGCAGACATGACTTTTGTGCCACGTTCCATTATAGCCATCGTTGTGCCTACAGGTGAGTTGCCTTGCATATCACCAACTTTCATATCAGCCATAGAAGCAAAGCGTCTACCTGAGTCTATTAATGTCCCTAATAGTGAATATAAAGTTTGTGACGGCTCTTTAAATGGCAATGGCATAATAGCTTGACGTAAGTCCATGCCAACCATGTCAACATCTCTAAACTCACCTGGATTAAGCGGTGTCTCATCATCTCTTATACGAGCACCTCTTGCTTTAAATCCAGCAGGTAAATTCGATAATGTACCAGCATCTATTAATTGTCTAAGTATTGATGTAGAAGCTCTTGATAAGCCTCCTATCATATGTGTAAGACCAAAGCCATAAAACCCAAGACCAGGCAAAAACTTATAGTGCACAAAATAAGGGATCTTACTGCGTAACGGATCGGCTTCGTTGAAATTCCTCTTGATTGATAATACTTCACCAGATTTCTCCACGATTGTGACGATATAAGGCATCTTCAATCCAGTGTTTTCGCCCATTTGATTTTGATCTTCAAAACCTGGCAAATCTAAATCGGTGTGTATTTCGTATAATGTTAATTCTTCGTTGTAACTTGACTCTGAATGTACGCCTTCAATATCTTTGATTGTTTCTCTTACCTCATCATAATTAGCTCCATCGGAGTCAGATGTAGGCAACTCTATATCTTTGTAAAACCCAGATAGTTGCAACTTTCTTATTTCATTCGAGTCCATGCGAATAACATGACAAATCCTCGTGGAAGTTTTTAAATCTGTCGCATTGTAAGGAACAATTAAGTCCTCTGCATGAACAAACTTAGAAACTGCCCTTTGCAACGAAGGGTCAAAATAAACTTTTTTAAATGATGAACCTACAATTGGGAGATAAAATAACATCTGATCTAACTCAGGGTCATATTCCTCCATCTCGTAAGTTATCTGATAATTCATAAAATTTTTAACACGTTCAGCCTGTGCTGTAACTTCAGGAGTTTCTTGTCCTATAATGGCTGTCTTAACAGGACCTCCAGCAGGTAATAATTCTCTATATGCCTGTGCTTGAAACTGTGTAACAGATTCAGCAAGTAACGGATGAACAATACCAGAAGCACCTTCAAAAGGCTCTGCTCTGTCCTCATAGTTCATTCCTAATAATTCTAATCCACTTTTGTACTGATCTTCCCACTCTTTGCGTGAATTAATGTCTTCTTGTACTTCACCAACAAGATCGGATGATATTCGACCAAGTTCAGTTTCTTCAACAAAATCTGCAAGGTTGGCATTGAAAGGCACTTGTATCGGAGCTATCTGCTCTTCTATTTCGCCAATAACAACAGAACCATCATCCATCTCTGTGACGTTTGGTGCTAACTCAGCTTCTTCTATTTCAACAGATGTGACACCATCAGGTGCATCTATATTCTCAACTCCGTCTACCTTTTCGACTGCCATAATTTTACCTTATTTTAAATTTGCCACCAGCTCTTGCGATACCCATGCCTTTACAGACACCACCACCAGAACCCATCTTGACAGGTCCACCATCTTCAAATCTTTCAGCTAATGCTGGGTCCATTTTCTTTTGCACTTCTTCTGGTAACTTTGAAAAGCCTTTAAACTTTGAAGGAACAGCTTCTCCTCCAGCTTCCATTTCTTTTGCTTTTACTTTTTCTATTGCCATAGCAAGACCACCATCTTTCATGCCTAACTTATCTTTGAGTTCTATAAGTTTTGCTTTCATTTTTCTTCTTCTACTTAGTTTTCCACCCATAGCTGCATCAGTAGCACTAACCAGATCACCAAGTGGTTTTTCTAATTCTAAAATCTTCATTTTATTTTTTAAACTTTTGCTCACATTACTCTCCTGTCTCTGGGTTAATTTGTATTGATCTTGTCATGTCTACAACTCCACCCTTGCTCATCATTTTAGGCATAATTGTATTTTTTTCAATAGACATTCCTCTAGGCGTTGTTATCGAAGCACTTTGAATTGATATCTTGATAGGCTTTGTCTTAATCTTCTTAGCTGTCTTAGCACCTTTTTTAAGTTTAGCCATTGCCCTTGCTGACTCTTTTCTTCTCTTGTCACCAAAAGGATCAGCAGAAGCCAAGCCACCTAATCTGAATAATTTCAGTTGTTTAATTTTGCCTGGATTAACTTCTTTTACTTTTGTGTCTTCAACAAATTTTCGATTATTAGTATCTTTGCCACGCCTTTGCAAATCCCTATAAACCATGTCTCTGTCAGCTTGCTCACTTGCAAGACCTACAAATTTGCTAAAGTCTTTTTTGCCTGGCACTACTTCACACCTTTAAAACTACCACCACGACCTGGCACAACGCCACCCATGTTCATTTTTTTTGGTTTTGCTTTAGCCATCATTGCTTCCATTCTACGAAGATCAGCATCAGATATTGTGTTACCACCCTCATTTGTTTGGTTTTTTAATGATCTTTCAAATTTTTGAAGTTCCTTTTTAACTTTAGTTCTGTCTGCATCAGAGATAGCTTGTCCACCTTCATCCATCATGCTAACAGGTTGTGATTTTGTCATGTCCATGACTTCGCCACCCATTTCTTTTTTTTGCACGTTTTTCATGGTTTTAGCAAGTTTTTCTAATTCGTCATCAAATCCAAGTTTTACATCTTTTGGTTTAAAATCCATGCCTTTAAGTTTCTCTAAACCTTTTATCATCAACTTAGCTGATTTCGTTAATTTTTTTGTCATTAGTAATACTCCATCTTTTTTCTATAAACTGGTTCGTCATCTTCGTCATCAGGAGTAGTGATAAAACCACCCTGTCTAAATCTTAGTATAGCCTGTGTCATCGAATCTGCCAAGTCATCAAAATCACCATGTGGAAAACTTGCACATTCTTCAACAACCTCTTCTGCAAAATTAGCATCAGGTCTCCATACCATACCACTTTCAAACACAGGTGCACAAGCATTCATTCTTGCAAACTTATCAGCACCCTTGCTCGGTGTGAACGGAGTTACAGGTATGCCCATGCGTCTAAGCTCTTGTGTCAGTGGTGTGCCACTGGCTTTTTGCTCAATCAATATCATGTCAGGATCGTATGCTTCGCACAATTCTTGTGCTTTAAGCTTGAGTTCTGGAAAATCCCAACGACCTTTTTCTGCGTCAAGCAAGATGATGGCATCTCCTTCACCCTCAACAGGTGTAAAAATACCCCAAGTAGTAATAGCACTATAATCAGAACGCTCAGTCTTCGTGAAAGCCGTGTCGTATGATTGTATGATGTATGAGCACACAGGTGGCTCAGAACGATCCCAACATTCCACCATTCCCTT